TGAACAAAAACGACTGGCCTAAAGTTAAACAGCTTCTTAACGATCCTGAGAATAGATTTTTTAGGACTAACGAAAGCAAACTGTAATGGCTCTTTCTACGTTTTCAGATCTTAAAACAGCAGTAGCGAATTATTTAAACAGGGACGATCTTACCAGTAGAATCCCTGATTTTATTACGCTTACTGAAAACCGTATTAATAGAGAACTGAGAGCAAGAGCAAATGTTAGCAGGGTAATAACTACAACAACATCTGGAACAGATATATATGACGTTCCTGCTGATTTAATCGAACTTAGAAGTATTATTAAACGTGGCACTAATAATAATGTTGCTTTGGCATATGTAACTCCAGAGTCTGCAGCTAGAGAGTATGGCACAGTTGCCAATGGTTCTCCCAGAGCTTACTCCAGTATAGGCAAAGCAATTAAACTTATTCCCACGCCAGATGCTGCTTATACTATAGAATTAATTTATTACAATAAACTAAACAATCTTTCCGACAGTGTAACAACCAATAATATTTTATCCGAATTTCCATCATTATACCTATATGGAGCTTGCCTAGAAGGAGCTATTTTCCTAAACGATTCTGCTGAAATAACGCGATTTGATGCTATATTTAATAGAACTTTGTCAGATATACAAGCTTCAGAGGAAAAATCTAGGTATGGTGGTAATGTAATGTCGATGACTGTGCAGGGAGACCCCGGATCATTGGTTCGTAGGGGTGCATAATGGGAAGTGTTGCTACAAAATTTCCAGATATAACAATTGATGGTGGCGACGGTGCTAGAGTTAGCAAAACCGGAGGAACCAATTGGGTTCTTGATAACTTTAATATCATACAAGAAGCAGGTGGGAATATACTAACTGAAAAAGACGAATATATTGCTAGAGCAGAATTTAAAGATGTAGTGTGGACAACTGACGAAACTACTGGCAATGGCTAAACAAATATTTGACATATCTGCTAAAGCAGGGCAAGTTTTTTCCCTTAACAAAGATCTGTCTCCATATGACATGGGGCCGTCATTTTTTAGTGACGTACAAAATGCAAGATTTGTAGATGGCAAAGCTGGTAAAATTTTAGGCCACTCTCAAGTCTTAGGAACTCCCCTAGCTGCTCCGTTGTGGGCTATTGATTTTGTACAAGGCAGTAATACACTTTGGATATACGGAACAGCAACTGCCCTTAACAAAATTACTGGAACAACTCACGCAGCAGTTACCAGGAGCAGTGGTGCGTACACTACTTTATCAGGAACTACTAATAATTGGCACGGTGGTATCCTTGGCGGTGTGTGCGTTTTAACAAACACCTTAGACGTACCACAAAGTTTAACACAGGCAGGAAGCGTGTTTACAGACTTGCCTGACTGGCCGTCTACTCTCAGATGTAAAGCCATTGTACCATTTAAAAACCATTTAATTGCTCTTAACCTGACTGATGATGGTACTGCTAAACCTTTTACTCTTAGGTGGAGTGACGCTATTCCAGCTGGTGCCGCTACAAATGGGGCCAATACGTGGAATACTGCCAGCACAGCTTCCGCATCTGCAGAAACTTCTATATCTTCAGCTGAAGGACATATTTTAAATGCACTACAGCTGGGTAACGAATTAGTAATTTATCTGGAAGATAGCATATATGCTCTTAACTTTGTCGGGGGATCATTCACCTTCCAACTAAGGCAACGGTTTAAAGATACAGGTTTGTTTGCCAGAGATGCAGTAGTAGATCTGGGCAACGGCAGTCATGCACTGATGACAACTGATGATGTGGTCGTACACAACGGTAACACAATTACAAGTGTTATTGAAGACAGGGCTAAAACATTTTTGTTTGGTGAGATTGATTCGGGCGCTTCCCATAAAACATTTATGGTTCACAATAAAATTAAAACAGAAGTATGGATCTGCTATCCCAGTACAAATGCTTTAAATGACTTTCCAGACTCTGCATTAATTTGGAACTACAGGGACAATACCTGGTCTACCAGAGATTTACCAAATGTAAATTATATAGCCAAAGGTGTTGTTAATCCTGCATTGGCCAATACTTGGACAGCTTCTACACTAACTTGGGAAAAGTCTATTCTTAACTGGTCGCAGGAACCTTTTAACCCTGCAATTGATTCTTTGTTAATGTGCGGAACCAATGACACTAAGTTTTTTCTAGCTGATTCTGCTACTACATTTGATGGCACAAACTTTTTAACAAAGTTGGAACGCATAGGCTTACACTCTGGTAGAACAGATGCAGTTAAATCAGTTACCAGAGTATACCCTAGAATAGAAGGTACAGGAACTGTTAATATAAGCGTGGGCGCTGAGTTGCAACCGTTTCAAGGCGTGTCTTACAATGATCCTGTGGCATTCGACATAGGAACAGATTTTAAAGTAGACTGCAGGGTAAAGGGCAGGTATATTGCTGTTAAGATTGAAAGCGAGTCAGATACAAAATTTGATCTATCCGGTATATCTATAGAAGCAGAGGTAGTATCTGACAGATGACTGAGTTTTTAAGGTTTGATCCCTCTACTTGTCCTCCGGATATGGACAGTATTCCTAGATTTATAGATGAACAGCTTTTGCAAATTAAAACTGTATTGGATTTATTAAGAGACGGTCATTTAGATGTAGTTTTTGAAGAACCTGACAAACCGCAACAAGGTGATATAAGATATGCTGATGGCAGTGTCTGGAACCCAGGATCAGGAGAGGGAATTTATTTTAGAAATTCCTCTGACGCATGGGTTAAATTATAAATTTGTAAATTATAAGCATAATTCTTTATTTTTAAAGTTGTCTAAATGTTATGACTATTTCGAGAAGTCAATACATGGTAGTCGTTGTTCTGATATCTACAATGCCAATGATTTGGTTAAACGAGTTTCTGCAGGAAAAAGTGATCTATGGATTGCCTACGATAAGAACAATGATATTAAGGGGTGTTTTGTAATAGGATTTGCACACTACCCTCAAAGTACAGGTATACTAGCAGAAGGAATTAGTGGGCAGTTTGACTTTGAAAACGCTACCCCTAAGATTGAAGAATACTACAAAGACCTGGGTTACGAGTTTTGGGAAATGACTGGTCGTAGAGGATGGGAAAAGAAAATGGCTCCTCTAGGGTATGAGTTTAAAAGCGTAGTTTTGAGAAAGAGGTTATAACATGGGTGGTATATTTAGCAGTCCTCCTCCGGTTGTTGTCCAGCAGCCCCAGCAAATTGCATCAAGTGGTGGTGGCGAGGTTCGTCCCTTTGCCCCTGTAGAGCCATTTATTGAAAGGTTGTTGCCCAGAGTTGAGGAACAGTTTACAGAAGATCCCGTCTTGTTTGAGGAATCGTTAGTTCCCGCAGATACAGCTGAGACCTTAGCAGCTAGGCAGGGATTTGCAGACGTAGGACAAGCAGCAGCTGGTTTTGCCCCTCAGTTTGGACAATTGTTTCAAGGTGATTTAGCCAGAGGACTGGCAGACCCTAGTCAAGACCCATTATTTTTATCTGAAACGGGTGCTTTGGCAGATCAGGCTCGTAGGCTTACAGAACGTGATAAGCTCCTTGCCCAGACGCAAGCTATACAGGCAGGTCAGTTTGGTCTTGGTAGTACAGCTTTGGCAGAATTGGAACAGGGCCAACAACAATTAAGAGAAGAAACAATTCAGAGACAATTGGCAGAATCTCTTAACAGGGCAGAACAACGAAGAATAGCAGCTGGACAAAGAGCGCCCGGATTTGCCCAACAACAACTACAGGCACAGTTGGCACAGCCGTCTTTGCAGGAAGCAGTGGGCAGAGATATTGAGAGTAGGGAAGCTGCAAGGTTGGCAGACCAAGCCAGATTGACCCAGCAAGGGCAAGAAGCCCAGAGAGAACAAACTGTGAACTTGGCCAACCTCTTGGGTGGCTTGGCTGGTCTTGGTACTTCTACAACCTTCCAGAACCAAAGCTCTGGCTTTACCTCACAAGCGTTCTCAGGTGGAGCAAGTCCGTTCCAGCAAGTTTTGGGTGGAGTTGGTGCAGTAGCTCCGTTTATTCCTTCAGATATCAGACTTAAAACTAATGTTAAACAAGTTGGTAAACTTGACAATGGCATTAAGCTGTACACTTGGAACTGGACAGAAGAGGCTAAGGATATTGTCGGGGATCAACCTGAGTATGGTGTCTTGGCAGATGAGGTGCAGGACATTATGCCAGAGGCTGTTATCAGAGGCAGTGATGGTTACTTGAGAGTCAACTATGCTGCAGTGGGAGCTTAGACATGGGTACTATACCACTCGACCCAGACCAAGGAGCATACGGTGAGTTTGACGCCAATCCGGGTGTCAATTCTGATGCTGATAATGTATTGGCCATTATGGAAATAAACAAGGAAGCGGAAATAGCAGACGCTGAACGCGATAGAAAATTAGATATTAAAGGAATTGCTCCTCCAGAAGAAGATGACGATCTCATTGACTTCAGCAACCCTACCAAAGATGAGGGTTCTGATTTATTAGAAGCAAACTTCTCAGATTATTTAAAAGATATTGATTATCAAAAAGCTTTAGATAAGCTTTCTGGTGGTGGTAAAGGTTTTGAACCCGAAGCTTTAGGCGAAAGTGGCTCTATTGGATCTCCGGGGAAAAATGTAGCTGGTGCAAGAGGTTTTAGTGAAATGGAAAGCCCATATGCGGCTCCTAAATACTACTCACCCCAAGGATCAGTGTTATATCAAAACATGACACGGGATTTAATAAAAGGCTTACTAGCAAACACTATACGAAAACCCAGTATTAGGTCTTTGGTGTAGGAGATAACAATGGCTGAAACACAAAGAGAAAAAGTACAAAGAATTGGTCGAGCTTTTCGAGATGCTCCTAAAACAATGCGAGATGACGGGTTTGGTCCTTTAGAATATGCAGATGCTGTATATAGGTTGCTTAATGAGCAGCAAAATCCAACTGCTATTGACATACGCCCTAAAAACTTTGAGGTACGGACGATACCTGCACAGCCTTTGATGGGTCCAAATAATGTTGTCGCGTCTTCCATAGACCCCAATACAGGAAGGGAATTTCCAGCTGGGCAGGAACTAGACGCTGACAACACTGCTCTATCACTTTTGCAAGACTTGCCAGCCAACCCAGCAGCAAGGGCAGCTAATCAAGTAACTGCCAATGTAGGAAAAGGTTTAAAATATGGTGGGGATTTGGCAGAATACAACAATCAAAAAGGTTTGATAGACAGTGCCTCTGAGTCTATATCTGGTCTTTTAGGAGATGTTGATTGGAGGGGAATACTCAGAGTTTTGGGAAGGCCAGAGTTTGTCAAACCAATGGGTCCGGGTGAGTCTCCCGTTACGAATTTCATAAATGCAGCATCAGCTGATCGTACAGCGCAAGTTACTGCTAGGGCCGCACAGCAAGCAGCTGGATTGGAAGCATTTAAAGCTGAGACAGATCGACTGAAGGCACTAATGCCTGATCCTTCCAAGTTGCCTAAGCTTACTGCTGAAGTTAGTAAATTGTATGATAGTATGGCAGCTTCTGAGAATACAGCAAGATTGGGCAAACAAATACAAGAGTCTCTTGTAGAAAGCAAAATGGTTGCTGGCGCTCCCGGAGCAGCTGCAGAAGGGTTTAGAGCAGTTGCTGCTATGTTTGGTTTCGACCCCGGACAAATGGAACAAGATGAGGTCAGGAGAAGAATAGCCAGTTTGAAAAAAGAAATACTACAATCCAGAGCATTTGGCAGGGAAGCTAACAAACAAGAAATAGAAATTCTTAATAGATTAGTACAAGCGCCTGATGCGTTTACAAGCTACACACAAATACTAAATTCAATAAAAAGTCTGACCGAATCGGCAGAGCGTAGAAGGTTTAATGTTGCCGCTAGGTTGAAAGCATTTGGTCTACCAACAGAGTTTAACGCAACCAAACCGGAAGGCCCCGGATTTACTAGAAATAACTAGAGGACAGGCTAATAATGTCTGAGATGCAAGATACAGTTACTCTTAGTGACGGTTCCATTGTTAAGGTTCCCGGCATGGATAACATGACCGATGCTGAAATTACAAGTGCCTTAATAAAAGCATTGCCAGAAAAAATGGCTAATCTTGGGTTTTTGCCAAATTTAGAACGCGAGTACAACATTAGAGACGGTGTGCCTGATCTTAACCTAAGATTCCAAGAGGCACTTACCGCTGGGAATCCTAAAGAAATAAAAGCTGTATTTGATGACCAAGTAGGTGCTGGTAACTGGGGCATTGACCCTGCAACTAGAAAACCATTTGTTACTCCCCAAGGCCTCAGAAACCTAGGCATTGAACCTAAAGATGACCGCAAGGTATTTTTAGATGGTACAACCACAGACATATATGATCTCACTGCTGATGCTACTAGAGAGATAGCCATAGGTGCTACAGCTTTGGCAGCTGAATTGGCCATACCCATACCCGGTAGTTTTTTACTAGGGTTGGGAGCTAGGTCTGCTGCTGCTGGTGCTGGTGGCACTATTGCCTCCCTAGGTCTTGAAGGACTACAAGAGCTACAGGGTTACAATAGAGAGTCGGCAGTTGAGGTTTTGAAAGACGCTGGTACAGAAGGTGCCTTAATAGGTGCCGCCACCTTTGCCCTGGGCGCTCCCTTTGGCGCATATGGCGCTATTACCAACAGGGTAAAGTCAGCTGTTAAAGAAGTTGATCCAAATGCACCGCCAGTCACTAACTCAACTGTAGCTAATATGATAGATGCAGCGGAAAAAGTTAAAGGAAGGGTTGGCGAAAAAGATGCCATGTTGTTGAGTGTCCGCACCTTAGTCGGTGGAGATGGCGCAATTGTAGGAAACCTGTTGAGCAAGCTGGAAGGCATTGGGGCTAAACAAGCGGGAGACGAATTTGCTGCGCGTGCTGGCAATATAGTAAACAAATACAAAAATACTTACCTAGCATCTATCAGAGCAGGTGATGATGAAATTGTGACGCTACAAAAGCTGAAAGCCAGTCTTAGCAAAAGCGAACAAGACATGCTTGTAAAAACTGTCCAAAGTATTAAACAGTTTGATGAAACAGCTTTTGGCAAGGTTGACGCAGCGGGCACAACAGTCTTAGAGTTTAAAAGATTTGCAGAGGAGAAACTTAGGCAACAATACAGGGCTGGGCAAAAAGCATTTGACGGTCCTGAGTACTACGGTCAATTTGCTTCTATGGGCGGCAGGGATGTCACCAATGAAGAACTAGCCGACATTTTAAACGGTATGGCAAGGGACGTAAAACTTACGGGAGGACGAAACGCAATAGACGAGGTTAAACAATTTTTTGGGCAGGGAAACCCTTTGCATTCTCGTATTACGTCTCGCGTCAAGTTTGACGAAAAGACTCAACAGTACAAGGCGAAAAAAGGAAAAAAGAGTAAAAAAACTGGCGAACGTCCTGACAAGGGGTCGGGAAGTGTAATTACTGCTGGAGATTTGCTAGAGGCAGATCGTAGAATGCGGCAAAAATCTTACAAATCATCTTCTCCTAACGAAACGCGAATAAACTTGGAAATGTCTAAGTCCTTGCTTGATCAAATTGAACAACTTAATATTGTACCAGCAGGTTTTAGAAGCAAGCTGCAAAAAGTAAACAGCGAGTACTCTCAGTTTGTGACTCCATATCGTGGCAAAGACGGGTTGTTTGCACAGATTGCTAACAGACAAACAGACAATGCCGAAACGTATATTAAAGGTTTTATTGAAGGAGGAAATGGCAGAGAGTTTCAAACATTGATGAACAAACTCGACAAGGCTTTTGGTCCCAACGCTGTAGGTGGCAAACTTGGGTTAGACACAAAGAACGAAATTCTTTCAGCCATTGGTATAAATTTTATTCGGCGGAACAAACAAATTGTTTCAAATGCTCTTGATCCTAAAACAAAAGCTAAAGAGGCTCTTGAAAAAATTAACCAAATAGAGACTACCATACTTAATAAGATGGGCGGAGGGACAAAGTCCAAAGAAAGTCTTAACCAAATTTTCAAAGGCAACGTACTTAGGGAATACAAAAAGTTGTTAAACGATGTTGCCAATGGTCGTCCTGCACAGGTTGATAAAGCCCTTGCTGAACTTGGCATGACCATGAGCTTTAAGGAAGCTGATCAATTTGTCAAATCTGTAAACAATGTTGCTATGAGTTTGTCCAAGGCTGATCTAGACTCATTTGCTACACAATTGAGAGCATTGGAAGAAGTGTCTCCTGACAGTGCCAAGTTTGTCAGGGATATGCTTTTTGCAGATAACTATAGCAGGTTGTTTAAGGCTGTCGAAGCCCAAGACCCCAAGGCTAGGCTATTGGGTATTAAACAATGGGCAGACGACTGGTCAGCAGCTACGTTGAACAATGATAAAAACATGCGTTACATATTTGGAGACGAGTTGTTTGAAGGTGTGGATGACTTCGCCCTAAATATGAAAGGTGCTTTAAACATAGATCCTGTAGCTGGAGCGTTGTCTGTGGCTGAAGACACCGTGGGTCTTTTCAGAAAAGTTATAACTTTAAGCATAGGAGCTTTACAAAAACCACTTGCCTTTATATTCTTTACTCGTCGGTTTGCTCCTGGTTCAAAGGCACATACAAAAGTGGTACAGGGTTTGCAATCTGGTAAAACAGCAGCTGAAATCACCAAAGAACAATCAGGCGCTGCTTTAAAAATGGCAGGTAAAGCGCAAGATTATGCTCAAGGAGTTATGAACGCTAGGGATGGTCTAGTTGCTGCATCTGTAGCGCACTACCTAGACGAATCAAACCAAGCGTCTCCTACAGAGGACGAGGTGCCAACTGTCAGACCTCAAAAGATACAGGTAATGCAAGAAGCGCCACAGCCAGCTATGCAGGGTCTACCACAGGACGTAG